AAACATCGAAGCTATTTTCGTGGAAACAAGAGACGGAGAACGTTTTAAAATGAAAGAGAATAATATTCATGGTGCTCGTGCAATGGCGCGTCACATTAGCAATGGCGGTTCTGTTAATGATACAATCGGTTCTAAAATTACTGAAATAACCGAAAAAATGGCTCATCTCCGTAATATTTACGTAGAAAGTAGCCGTTTACATAGATCGCAGCCACTATCAGAAGAAGTTAATGCACTTCATGAACAAATCCGTAAGAATTTTATCGGTCTTCGTGAATCTCTTAAGCGTATGGCTGGTAAAAAAGGATATGCTCGTGAAATCGAAGAATATTCTGTTGCTGATACCGATGAAATGGCAATTATGCAGAAAAGTCCGCTTGGTAGGATTGTTCTTGCAGTTCAGGATGCACTTGAAAAAAATAATATTAATGGTCGCCCAATTAAAGATGAAGAATGGACTTTAGCGGCTCGTGCAGCATCTAAATTGGAGAACAAGCTTAAAAACCCACGCCATGATGATAAAATGACTCGCGAAGAGAATGCAGCATTTAGAGCTTTGGCTTCTGAATTGGGTTTAATGAAGCGTCCATCGCAACAAGAAAGCATTCATGAAGGTATAGATAAGATTGACGGTAAAACAAAGAAAGATACCGAAAAAGAAAAAAATGAAGCTCCTCGTGAGGATCAAGTTCCTGTTTATGATCGTCCTGTAACAGGTAAAGATAGACTTTCTCGTGATCCTGATGATCTATTCTCCGTAAATGAAAGCCAATTGCCAGAATTTAAGCTTCTTGAAAGTGCATTTGATGAACTTTCAACCGTTGAATTCTTTAAAGAAGAAGATTTGTTTGTAGAAGAAGATAAGGCTCCTTCTATCAAGACGACTCTTCCAGAAAATGCATTTGATAACCTAAATCTATATCTTGGTCATCCATTATTCAAGCATTATGTGAAAACATATGAAGCACAGGGTATTATGGACGATGTTATGGCAATTGTCGAAGAAGATACGAAACTTTGGGAAGAAATTACAAATGTTCGTCAAAATCTTTCAGAATATGATGGTTCTAATGCTGTTGGTGATAATATGGCAATGGGTCGTGTAGGTCAGGAAGATGATGGTGATGTTGATACATTTGAGCAAGCTCTTGAGAAGGTAAAGGCACTTATTGCAGACCGTCGTTTAAGTTTAGAAGAGGCAATTCATCAAGTTGCCGAAGAAATGGCAAAAATGAGTGCAAATCCTGAAAGTGTTGAAGATTTTGAGGAACAGCTTTGGGGTGCAGCCGAAGAATCGGGATTAGTCAATCATGATATGGGTAGAACATTTGATGATGATGTTCTTGGTCCCGATAAAGAAATTTCTGATGATAAAGCCGAAATTAATGCCGAAGAATTCTATGGCGATGCACGTTTTGCCGAATCCCAGGCCGACGATGAAAAGCCAGAAGGCGAGGATCGTTATGAAAACGTATTCTTCGCTATGGGCGAAGAAGCAACCGAGTTATTGGACATGCTTGATGAAAAAGGACCAGAAGCAACATTAGATTATATTGGTGATATAGCATTTCAGCCAGGAAAACATGATATGAGTCCTGAATTGGCAGCCGGTAAATCAGATAATGTATATCGTGAAGGTGCATTTATTTTATCATGGAATCCAAAGATGGGATATATTGGTCTTGAACATGATACAAAGATGCCTCAAGAAGAAATAGATAGAATGCATGAATCATTGGAAACCGAAGAAATTTCTCGTATTCGTCAGCTTGCTGGTATGCGTCAGTCGGTAAAAGAAGTTGGTGGTGTCGCTGATCCTCATGGTGGTTCTATGATTAGTCCATATGACAATGAACTAGATGATGCAGCTATTGATGATATGTATGATAATGTTAAAGAACAGGTTGGAGAAATCATTAATAGAGAATATAGTAATATTCGTTTGACACCTGAAGAATTAGATGATGCTGCTACCGATATTGCCGGTTCTGCACTTGCAGCAGCTAATTCTATATATGGTAATGACGATGAATACTATGAATATGTTGACAGAGATGAAATTGTGAGATATGCTTTGGATAGATTGCGTGGATCAGCAGAGGAAGGCATCGAAGAAGGTGATCCGTTTATGCGTCATAAGAAAGATGTGCGCAATAGTGATCGTTCTATGATCAACCCAGAAGATAAAATCGATCATAAGGATAAATTCAGTTTTGAGGAAGAAGCCGAGGAAAATATGATTAAAAATCGTGTTCGCGTTCAGGCTAAATCCGATGAAGTAGACGAAGCAAAAGCTCGTCCAGATTGGGCTTACAATCGTGAACGTACTATGACTGATAGACTTGATAGGGGTGGATATGGTAGACGTGGTGCTTCTTCCCGCGATGATGCAAAGCCAGATGATAAAGAAGATAAGTATTCAGCAATGGCACGAAAATACGATGCGCGAATGAAGACTAAGCCACAAGCACAGGCACCAAGACATATGCGCAAAGAAGAAGTAGAGCCACAAATTTCTGAAGATTCGCGTAGAATTATTCAATTGGCTAGATACAACAATAATAAATGATGTAAAAAACAAGACAATCTTTGCATTTTACAATTTGTGCATCTTAGTAAGAAATTAAGGTGCACAAATTTTATGTATTGACCTTTCTGAATATTTCATCTTTTTTAAAAGTCTATTTTTAGTCTTTAATTTAAATATTGACTAAAAAAGAATAAATAACTATACTTTGGTTCATGGTTACAGATGGACCATTGTTAATACAAATATTTAAACCAATACGTAACCAATATTTTAGCTAATACAAGGAGAAATAAAATGGCTAATAAATTAGAACAACTCCGTCAGAAATTACTTGACAAAGAAACCAAACAACAATCCTTCACATCCGATAACGCAATTTATGCATTCTGGAACATTCCTTTTAGTTCTGGTATGGATTCTCATCCTGCATTGGTTCGTTACCTTCCCGATGGCAACGAAGAAAATGATTTTTTCTGGGTTGAAATGCAGAAAATTCGTCTTAAGTTTCCTGGTATTAAGGGACAGAACACTGACCGCGAAATTGAGGTCCAGGTTCCTTGCATGGAAATGTATGATGGTGAAAACAGCGGCACTTGCCCGGTTCTAAACGAAATCCGTCCTTGGTTCAAGGATAGTGATAGAGAAGATTTGGCACGTTCTTATTGGAAGAAGCGTTCTTATATTTTCCAGGGTTTTGTTCGTGAAAATCCACTTTCGGAAACCGACGCTCCAGAAAATCCAATTCGTAGATTGATTCTAAATCCTGGCATTTTCAAAATCGTTAAGGCTGGTATTTTTGATCCAGATATGGATGAAATGCCAACCGATTTTACGGCTGGTACAGATTTTCGTATCATCAAGACAAAGCAGGGTCAGTATGCGAACTATGATACATCAGGTTATGCACGTAGAAGTTCTGCACTTACTGATGAAGAGTTGGCTGCAATTGACCAGTATGGTCTTAAGAATCTTAGTGACTATCTCCCTAAGAAGCCAGACGCAGAAGCTGTTCGCGTGATTCAAGAGATGTTTGAAGCATCCCTAGAAGGCGATGAATATGATCCAGAACGTTGGGCAAATTTCTATAAGCCTTATGGTCTAAAATTTGAACAGTCAAACAGTGATACCGTTTCTAAGGTTGCTACACCTGCCCCTACACCAAAAAAGGAAGCAGTTGAAACACCTGTAGAAGAAGCAGTTGAAGAAGCAGTCGAAGAAGATACAGTTGTTGAAGCTGTTGTCGAAACACCAGTAGAGACTGTTGCTGTAGAAACCGCACCAGTTGAAAAGAAGAAGCCAAAGGATATTTTGGCAGAAATTAAGGCTCGCGCTGAGGCGTCAAAGGCTTAAAGAATAAACGGAGTTGGGGCTTCGGCCCCAATTCTATCTTTTTAATTGGAGGTTATAAATATGAAGACATTCGATCCCACAAAATTTAGACGCAATTTAACAGAAAAATTGGATATTCCAATTGGGTTTGCCAAAGAACGTATGTGGATTGATACCGGAAATTACGCACTTAATCGTTTGATTAGTGGCGATTACCATCGCGGTATGCCGCTCGGAAAGGTCAATATGTTAGCTGGTGAATCCGGTAGTGGTAAATCACTGATTGCTGCCAATATTATGAAGAACGCACAAGAAAAGTTGAATGCTTTTGTTTTGTTTCTTGATTCTGAAGGTGTCGATGAAGAAGAATGGTATGTTAATGCTGGTGTTCATGTAGGTGAACACGAGTTTTTGCGTGTTCCTATTAACACCGTCAATGATTGTACGGCTCGTGTAAGCAGTTTTATTAATGAGTTTAACTCGCAGGGTTCGGATCAGCCACTTCTTATTGTTATTGATTCTTTGGGTATGCTTGAAACCGATTCAGGTTTCGAAAATTTCCAAAAAGGTGCAATGAAAGGCGATCAAGGTCAACAAGCAAAACAGTTGAAGCGTTTCATTAAGAATTGTGTTTATATGATTGAACAGAAGAATATTGGTTTTCTAATGACCAATCATACATATCAATCTATGGATATGTTCAACCCTGATCAGAAGATTACGGGTGGTGATGGAATTATTTACGCTAGTTCAATTGTTTTGGCAACGAGAAAGAAAAAACTTAAAGATATTCACACCGATAAGGAAATTACTACATCGACCGGTGTTCAGGGTATTACATGTGATGCAATGATCTATAAATCGCGATTCAGTAAGCCATTTGAAAAGACTTCAATTGAAGTTCCATGGTCACAAGGCATTGATCCATATTCAGGACTTGTTTCATTTAAGGCCCCAACTAAAGGCAACCCCGGTGGTTTATTTGAGCAAGATGGATTGTTGGTTTCTGTGGGAAATAAGCTGTGCTATACAGATAAGAAGGGCGTAGAGCATAAATATTTCCGTAAAGACATTCCAACATCGTTATTGGATCAGATTATGGAAGAAAATCCATTTACTGTTTCGCGCGAGGAGTTAGATGAGGCTGCTAAGCGTGATGCTGACTTGGAAGATACCATTGAAGATACAATAGAAGAATAAGGATTGTATGATATGTCAAATGTTTGGTTTAGAAGAATTGTACTCGATGGTGACATTGGTGCTTTAGACGCGGCAGTTGCATATTATACAAGAGAATTGGAAGAGTCCAAGAAAGAATGTAAGATTGACGGGAGTCTTGAGCAAGCTGCTTCAAGACTTCCCGGAATCTTTGAACATCGTTTTAATCAATTGCAGGAAATTGATGGTATTCTTGATTATATGAATACCGAATTGAAACGAATTCGTTCACATCATTTTCGTAACTACCTTGAAAAGTATAACCGTGATCTTGCGCCAACGACTATTGAAAAGTATATCGATGGTGAGGATGACGTACATACTTGGAAATTGGAAATCAGTAAACTTGCACTTTTACGAAATCAATTTACTGGCGTGACTAAATCTCTTGATATAAAGAACTGGCAAATAAGTAATGTGGTCAAATTAAGATTAGCTGGTCTTGAAGATTCAGATTTAGGATAAATATTCTTGAAACTTTAAGGATAAAAAGTATGCCCGATTCATCTATTGGTCGCGTAAAACATGCGTTATCATCTAGATTGTCTATCTGGATTGGTATAGCTGTAGGCATATCTACAATTATAGGATCGATTGCGGCAGTGGGTATGTGGATAGATGGTCGTTATGTGGATAAGTATGAAACAGCGTTGGCGCTTAACGGTGTAACCGATCAAATTAACTCCAATTTAAAGACAATCAATTCTAATATTATAATTTTAGGTAATGTATTTTATACTAATGAAATAACTCGTGTTAAAGATTTTATCAAACAATTGGAAGAACGCAACGATTTGAATCAGAATGAAGTGATTTTTCTTCGCGAAATGCGAGTTAAGCTCGCCGATCTTGAGCGCCAACAAAAGAAATTACAAGATACAAAAATTAAGATTACAAATGGTGAGGTTGAATGATGAAGTATATCATTTTTTTGCTTACTTTTTTTATAGCTTTACCCTCTTTGGCTAGTGAAGATCCTGAAGCAATAAAACGCGAAATATTTTTAGAAAATGTTGAAATGTTTTGTCTAAATTTAGATAAAGGTCAATGGTTGAGCCAGAGTAGTTGTAAGAAAGTAATTATTGCGTGGGAAGAAGAAAAACGCCGCGTAGCTAATGAAATTGTTGGAGATAAACTAGAGGCTCAGCGATCAGAATCTGTAATTCTTCATAACCGCGTCAAAGAGATCGAAAAATTTTCAAAACCAATAATAATTCCCGATGATGTAAGAATACAACAGCGACTTGCACCTGTTAGATAATAATATATTGACAATTTACTGGCGTGACTAAATCTCTTGATATAAAGAACTGGCAAATAAGTAATGCGGTCAAGTTAAGGTTGGGGCTGGACTTGAATATTCGGAATTAACATAAAGGATTAGAAAAATGATGTTTAAAAGGAAAGTATTTGAAATTCCAATTTATGATACATTAAATATGGCCGAAGCAACTGATTGGTGCTATCGACAAAAATTTGAATGGTTTGCTGTATCAGATGATGGTTTTGTGTTTGATGCCGAAGACAATGCAAAAAGTTTTGAGAAAATGTGGGGATTGAAATTATTAACAACAGATTAGAATTCTCGATGGCGTAATAATATATTGACAATATTATTGTTTTTACTTATTATCTATATTCATACAATTAAAAAGAATAATAATGACTAAAACATGTACATTAGAAATACTTGATCAGGTGAATGTCAAGTTTAAAGGACTTGACCCTATGGTTCGCCGTGATATGGTTCAGGAACTTAAATACATGCTTCCTAATGCCCAATTTATGGATGTTGTTAGATCCGGGCGATGGGATGGTATGGTAAGTTTTTGTACGACTGGTGGAAAGAGTTATCTTAATCTTCTTGATGTTTTGGTTGGTATTGTCGATAAGAATGGTTACACAATTGAAGAAGTTATTGATCATCGTGAACCATTAGATGTTGAATTTGAAAAGGTTGACGAAAATTTGTTTGAGGGCAGAACTTGGCCAAAAGGACATCCTGCTGAAGGTGATCCGATTGTTCTTCGTGATTATCAAGTATCGTGTGTGAATGATTATCTTGACGATTTACAGTGTATTCAAGAAATTAGTACTGCAGCCGGTAAGACAATTATCTGTGCCGCTTTAAGTTACTTGATTGAAAAGTACACTGGTAAAAGAACGATAGTCATTGTTCCGAATAAATTTTTGGTTGAGCAAACTGCGGTTGATTATAAAAATGTTGGGCTTGACACTGGCGTCTATTATGGCGATCAAAAAGATATTGGCAACCAACATATGATTTGTACGTGGCAAAGCTTAAATAACCTTGATAAGATGGGAACAGTTGATGATTTGAATATCCTAGATGCGTTTTTGGATAATGTTGATTGTTTTATTTGTGATGAGGTTCATTTAGCTAAAGCAGATGTATTGAAGCGAATATTGACTGGCCCAATGGCCCATCTTCCTATAAGATGGGGTCTGACCGGTACTATTCCTGAAGATGAATATAGTCAATTGTGTTTGCAGATTAGTATTGGTGAGGTAATTAACCATTTGACCCCACGACAATTGCAAGAAAAAGGTGTTTTGTCTGAATGTCACGTGAACATTATTCAGATTCAGGATAAAGGAAGTCACGGAACATATCAGCAGGAACTTAAGCATTTGGTAACAGATCATGCGCGTATGTCATTTATATCTGATTCAATTAAGAATATAGCGAAGTCGGGTAACACGTTGGTGTTGGTTGATAGGTTGAAAGCGGGTGAAATGCTTGAAGAATTCATAGATGGTTCT